AGTTGTTGCCATCGCAAGCTCCAACTGCTCACGGCTGACATACTCTGTCCCGCCAATGTTAGTCGTTTCAAAGGTAAAGTTCATTTGAGCAGCACCTCCAACAGGAGAACGGCCCATCAAGCGTCGCATGTCTTCGTTAGAGCTAATCTGACCCGACTGCGACGGCATAAACAACTCAGGACCGCGCTCACCAACAATGTAAGGACGCCCGCCCTGCACAGGGCCACCATTCGCTCGTCCAAACAATGGCTGCAAAAACGGAATGCTTCCGAGCGCACTGTTAAGGCCAAACTGAACTAACATCCTGCCAATGGTGCTTAGCAAATTGATTGCAATGTCGGCTAATTTTTGCGTGCCCTGAATCGCGCCAGTCAAGGCGTCAACAACGCTTGTTGAAATTGCGTCGCCAATTGATTTAAATAATTGCTTTACTGCTTCGCCTTCTTTTTCCATTTCGGTTTTAAAGAATTGCTTGAAATCTGCCTGTGCTTTTTTCCTTGCTTCTACTAAATCAGTTGTCTTTTTAACAGCGTTTGCTGTCTGCTCAAAAACGTAATCCATAATTAGGGCATTCTCTCTATTGGACGCAATCAAAGAGTTGTTAGCCAGCAACTCTTCCTGTTGTCTAGCTGCTGTCGTTTCTCTTATTCTTGCGGCTGCATCTTGCTTGTCGTACTGAATTTGCAACAATTGCCGCTGCAGGTCTGTGTCTTGCCTCATTAACTCTAGCGTTCGCTCTTGCTGCAACAAAATTGCAGCGCCAGCATCAACTTGATCTGCGGCGCTTTTGCCCCCTCTGCTACTAGCATTGCCCTTGTCGCCACCCAGCAATTGCGGAACTGGCTTGGCAGTCGTTGCTTCTGCAGCAGGCAACTGAAGTTGACCTGTTTCGTACCCATATTGACGCATCATGTCGCGAGCTATTTGAGCTTGCAAAAGTGCAGTTCGTGGATCTAAAAAGCCATAACCACGCGCCTTCCCGATAGTCGCTGCGGTTTCGCTTGCCCTCCTATCAATATCGTCAAGCTGCTTTTGCGTCATGCCAAAATTCCTAGCCTCTGCTCCCTTGCCAAGCAAAGTTGTTATCTCTCCGACAGCTTGTATCGCAAGATCGAGAACAAATTTAATTGCAGGTTCAAGCGTTGTCCCCACCGCAGTCGCAAGGCGACCGATGCCATCTTGAATTGTCGAAAACTTTCCCGCTAAAGTGTCTGATTGCGCGATAGCGCCATCTGCATATTTTCCACCTTGCTCTGTCAGCCTGACCAAAGCAAGATTTACCGCCTCTGCGCTAAACCTTCCCTTTTCAAGAGATTTCCTAAATTCCTCTCCTGTCATTCCATACATCTTCTGCAACTCGGCTTGCAGATTGACTCCGCGCTCTTGCAACTGCAAAAGCTCTTCACCTTGCAAACGCCCTTTTGCTTGTATTTGTCCAAACGCTGTAGCAATTCCACTAAGATCCGCGCCAGTTGCGCCAGCAACATCGCCTAAGCGTTTTGTAACATCAACAATCTGATTAGTCTCAAAACCAAAAGCTTTAAGCCTCTTTGCCGTTTCAATTAACTCGGCGCTAGTAAATGGCGTTACAGCGCCAAATGCTTGCAACTCTTCAATAATGTCTTTTGCGTCATTTAAAGAGCCAGTCAATACCTGCAGGCTTTTTGTTTGAGTCTCAAGTTGCGCTGTCTTGACAAGCACAAATTTTGCAGCTTGAAATACTGCGGCAGCAGCAATTGCTTGTTTTAGCGCTTTACCAAATCCGTTTATTTTTTTGGATGCATTGTTTGCCTCGCGACCCATGGCCACAAAACGACTTTTTGAATCACGCAATCTGTCGTTCATGTCGCGAACAGCGCCTTCAACTTTTTTGCTTTCGCGCTGCACTTTTCGCAGCGGGTTGACAGCCTTGGCGGCATCAACAATCAGCTGTACTGAAGCTTGTGCCATACCCGCTCAGCGATGCCTCTATATTACCGCTGCCGCGTTTTTGCGCGATCCATTGCCTTTTTCTCTTCTTCTCCCTTTAATTCATAAAAAGCCGCAAAATAAACAAGCTCCGCATCAGTCAATTCCGTGCGAAGCCTGCTCACTGTCATGCCTAGCTCGCAGGCCAGAAAGAACTCAAAAAAGGTCCAGCTGTCCTGCTTTAGTCTTTTTTTGCTTCATCAAGCTCAGCCTCTTCGCCAAGGCCGAACAAGAACAACTCAATCTCATTCAATACAGTCTCAGGCAGTTCATGCTGAAGCTTGGCTGCGTCTCCACTAGCAAAAGCCTTAGTGCCATCTTTAAGCTCAGCAAGCTGACACAGCATCTGCGTGCTGATGTCCAACGCTTCCTCGCTGCCTGCAAGGCTTTGAGCGCGTTTACGATCAGCCCGTGTAATTGGGCGAAAATAAAGATCGAGGACAATTTCGCCAGCACTGTTTTTAATGCTAAATTTGCGCCGTTGGTTAAGGTCAAACGCCCCAACCAGCAAGTCAACTGTCCTGGCAGTCTTAGAAGGCATACACTAGATCAAGCAACAGAAGCAATTGCGATTGTTCCCTTAGTGTCAAAATTAAGGGTTACAACCTGCAGCTCGCCAACAGTAGCACTGAAATCTGCGCCAGTAATCAAAATGTCAAAGGTGATTTTTTCACTGCCGCTGCCTTGGCTGCCCGCGTCATAGGTGTAAAGCTCTGCGCTTGCAGTTGTGCTTTCAGTCGCAGGCGTTGTCAAAATCTCACGAATCAAGTCGCCTTTGCCGTCGCCAGCGGCCGTTTTTTCGTAAAATACCTCAATCGTGCCGCTGCCGCTAATCAAGCCGCCGACACGATCACGGAAGTAATTGCCAAACGTGGTGACATCTAGCGAATCTTTTTCAATCGACAATGACCATGACTGAACAGCAGTCACAACAGTCAAAGTGTCGGCAGTATCGTGCTTGAACAACACGTTGCCCTGTTCACCACGATAAAAAGCCATGGTCAGAGTTCCTCGATGAATTCAAAGGTCACACGGACCTGTGTTTGGAAAAAGCCCTCAGGCGAAGCGGACAACACCTCTGGGCCAACGGGTGCATCGAAGTAAACCCCCGACACGTTGCCCCTATTGTATAGGTCGCGAATTCTCTTGGCGATAGTGTAGTTTGCGCCAGACCCTGCACCTTGTGGCGTGAAAATATTAATCACTACAAGGCCAACAATTCGATTGTCAGAGTTTGACGTGGCACCTTGGCTTAAATATTGATTAGCGCCAAAAGACGTCAAGCACTGAACCCACGATGAGCCCGGCGTTGGCTCATACGCCATATTGTGAAACACAACCGGAATGACCGGGCTGCTAGCAAGCTCCGTTGCTAGACGGCTTTCGATCGTTGCTCTAACTGCGTTGAGGTCAGCAGCGGCCATTAGTTACGCCTCCTAAAAGCTGCGATGTATTTAGGCACTTCATTGACTGCAATTTCTTTGCCGAGCAAATCAGGGAATCCAGGCTGCGTGCCTTGACGGGTGCGATATTGACCACCCCAGCTTGGCGGCAAATTATTGCCATACAACACGGGCTCTGCATATTCCATGTTGTTCGTGATTGTGGCCTTGAACTTGCCAATCTGCGTTTGCCAAGCGCTTCTTAGTCTTCCGGTGTCAAATGGCGTATGCTCTTTGACTTGCTTTGTCCACTCCATTGCAGTTGCTTCGACAACGTGCGCGACCTCTTCCTCCATCAAATCAGCGATGTCAGTGATTTTGATGTCGCGTGCCATCGTTATGCCCTCAACGTCACTTCATAAGCAACGGCAGTGTTGTCCTGCTCAATAGTCTTAACGCGAATAATTTGATGCACCACGCTGCCAATCACAACGCGATCTTTGGTCTCAGGAGCAGTTGCAAGGTCATTCGCAGCAATCGTCAGCTTTTTGTCGCCAGCTTGAACTAGCTCATTCACCTCACGAGCGTTAACGTCGTCAAGCACGCCTTTGATGTTGACGTCACTTACCGTTTCGGCAATCGCGCCAGTCGTGGTGTTATAAGCACCAGCAGTGACGTAACGAATCGTCACGTCACCGCCAAGCCTGGCGATGACCTTGCTGGCAGTTTTCTCTAGCGCTTTTGCGATGCTCATTAGGCTTCATAAGCAACGACAGTGCCGCTCGTCAGCGTGATGCTCGTAATCTCAAGGCCCTCAATACAAGCAGATGTATTGAAGTTGATTGCGTTGATCGTTGACGATCCGTTTTCAGTGATCGCAGAGGATGTCATCGATGCGATGACCGAATCCTCAAGCGCCATGATTTTGACGAATCGACCAGTCTGGGCGGCAGTGTTTGTGATGATTGTCGCCTTGGTCGGCGCGTACCCATAACCCATGACTAGCTCCTTCGGATGGCGACATTTCCTGGCCCACTAATTCTAAGGCTAGTCAGATACCTTTCAAACATCGGCGGAACGTGATCAGCACCAACAGCGCCAGTTTTGTCAGGCGTTACGTCAATGCTGCCAATTTTGACGTTTTTAAAATCGTTCAAGCCGCTCAGGCTGATGCCATCCTCGTTGTTGTGCAGATAAACCGCTAACTCGATCTGAGCACGCTTAATCTGATCAGGAATTTCGGTGTCGGTGAAATAATCCTCCGAAATGCGAAACGGAAAGCCCGTCGCATAGGTGTTCACGTACGTGTCAGGCTTGCGAACGCCAGTGCGAGGCCATTGCAGCGCCTGTGTATCCGTAGCGCGTGCGCCTAAAAACCGTTCACGATCGAGGCGTTGTGCTGCTGCTGCGAGCGCTCGATTTCGCGTGTCATCAGTGCCTGTGTCCCATTTGCTGACATCAGTGCTGCTGATCATTGCTTCAACGTACGCGTCAGCCTGAGCCAGCGTTATGTAGCTGTTGGCGTTTGCTCCGCCCGCTGTTGCGTCGATTGTTACTGCCATCGGGCTTCACAGTAGAAATCTTTTTGACCGGCTTTGCAGAGGCAGAGGCCGCCGCTTGCGCAGCAGCCTCACGCTCTTTAGCTCGCCGAAAAGCGAACAGACCCATCAGGAGCTAGCGCCCTTCAGAGCCACGTAGTTGAGGACAATTGCCTCAGACAGCGAACCACCAGACACGTTGCTGACAGTGATCGCAAAGGATCCCGCTGCGATGGTGTTGGCCTGAACCAGATAGGAACCAGCGGTGCCGCCAGAACCATGGTTAACAACAACCACATCAGTGGCTGCGATTTCGCTGTTGGTCACGGTGAAAGACACTTCAACGCCTGCTGCCAGGGCAGCGCCGTTCATCGTGATTTGACCAGAGGCAGTGTTTAGAGTCACGCCAGTGGATTTGTCGGTGGCCTGAGTGACAGTGCCGCCAGTAGTCGGGCCGATCAGTTTGCCCGCTGTTGCCTCAAAAATGGATGCCATGGTCAGTTACCTCGCTCAATCCAAGTTAGAGGTGTTTGTGACCCGAACAATTCCGATGTTGTTCGTTTCATAAACTTTGGTCCAGTTGCCCACGGTTTCTAGATCAGAACGCTCTGGATTAGAAACAGCGGTTGACCACTTGGAACCAATCGGGTGATACACATAGTGCAGGTCGATCGACATGGCATCGCTTTTAGCGAGGATGTCGCGATCAGTTTCAGTCTGCAGGCCAAGCTGTTCACCAGAGCCAATGGCGCCCTGAGTAAACAGATAAGTGGCGTACTCGGTAGAAGAACCAGAGCCAGCAGTCTGCACATCAGCAGACACAATCACGCGCAGACCCATAAAGGTTGGAACCTGCACGCTGCCAAAAGCAGGAGCAGTCGAACCTTGAGCAGCGGCGGTGTCAGGTGCGCCGGTGTTGTCGTAGATCATGTCGATCGCACGACGCTCCATTAGGTCGTAATAGACCTTGGGGTGCATACAGATCGCGGTGAGCTTTTCACCTTGATCACCCAGCAAAGATTTGGCCTCAACAATTTGACGAGGTCCGAGAATCGTTGGGGTGTCGCCAGTTTCGCCGTCAACGGCAAGACCGGCATAAGCAGCGGAGCTGGTATCACCAACAGCGCCGAACACGCCAGCCAAACAGGACAGCAGATCCTTTTGACGCTGGTTAGCAATGTAATCAGCAATTTTGGCGCCGATAGCAGCCATCGGGTCAGAGCCAGCAGCCAAAGCAGCCAGATCACGGGACTCGAAAGCTCTGCCCCGATGGAGTACAGCGGCCACTTGCTTGTCAGCAGTGATCTTGCCAGGGGTCAGAGAAGAGCTATCGGTCAGGCGCTCAAAATCGCCTGACAGGTTTGCCTTGTAAAAAGGCACTTGGATGAAGTCACCACCATCCTCTGCAGCATTCAGCTCAGCCATTGGCTGCACCACACCGCTAGCCAAAAAGGCATCACGCTGAGTTGTCTGCTCAATGACGTAAGGAGTAAATACCTCAGGGATGATGATGTCAGAGCGAAGAGTCGCCATGACAGATCCTCAAAAATGGTGTTTACGGTGCGGGCACGGCCCTATTGGCTCAGCACGGCTTCGCCTTGGTATTTATATTAACGGTTTGCAGCAGCTTTCAACCTTTCGTACAAATCCCGATCTGTACGGTATAGCCGTGATTGCTCCGTTAAGTTGAACGTATCTTTGGCGAATGGATTCTTGGTGCCAGGCGGAATATCACCGCCGATGCTGCGACCAGACGGTGCGCCACTGCCAACAGGCTTCGGCGCTTTCTGCATATAAGTCGGCAACGTTTTGGCCCATTCGCTAATCGGCTTGCGCTCGTAGCCGTTGACGACCACAACAGTGCCGTCAGCCTCACGCTCAATCTGATCTGGCCTCAACAGATCAGCCTTAAACACAATGCTTGGATCATGCACCACATCAGCCAAAGCAGTGTTGGCCGGTGCGATCAATTCAAGCTCACGAACACGAGCTTCTAACTCCGTGATGCGCTTGTCCTTTTCCGCCGTCGCCTCACGGAACTGCTGCTCCAAAGCCTGTCGGGCTTCGGTGTACTTACCTTGCTTCTCCAGGTCTGCTTGTTCCGCCTTAGCTTTGAAGTCCAGTAGCTCCTGAACATCAACGCCATCCGGAATGGTTTTGACTGATTCTTTGAAGTCTTTGTACTCTTTCAGCAATTCCGCGTTTTTGCGGCGCATTGCATCAAGTTCGGCTTGCCACTTCTCAACATTCTGCTCCACGGAAGCAGTGTTTTCCTCAGACATGAATTAGCCACGGGCTAAACTGCCCTGCTACTTTACTTTGCCTGTCCAATACGCGGCAAACGTTATTTTCGTTTTGATTTTTTCGACTTGCGCTTTCCAATCGGAACGCATTTGTCTTTTCCGTTTTTCGTGCCCGCAAAGCGATAGCCCGACCAGCAAGCCTTACCGTCTGCCCCTTTCTTCTTTTGGCTTTTCACTTTTTCTTGCCCCCCTTCTTTTTCTTGCCCATTGGCTTTTGAGGCTTTTTGGATCCGTGATAACCGGGCATCACTCGGCCTCCTTTACTGGCTCAACCTTAACGGTCTTTTTCTTCGCTGCAGCCTTTGGCTTGGGCTCAGCCTTCGGCTTTTCGCCCTGTACTGCAAACTGAAATTTACTGTGCAGCTTTGCCATAACGATCTTGCAACTGCGCCAAGGTTAGCTCTGATCCGTCCTCGCTTACAAATTTGCGGATGGCGTCGCTTGGCCCATACTTTTTCGCGAGAAAATTAAAGTAAGGTACTTTTTCAGGGCCAAGAATGTCGTCCTTAGTTTCTTTATCTTGATCGTGCAACCATTGCCCATACGTTTGATCAGCAGGAACCAACCCGTCTTTACTGCGTCGTTTGCCAGGCTTTGGCGGGGCAATTCCTAACCCCTCATAATCAATCAACGGGACAGTCGTTGACCTGCAATTAAAGTGCTGCGGCGGAATTGGTCCTTTACCGTAGTCAAACTCCTGGCCATCTAAGGCGCGACAGATAGGCGACGTCCTGCCGTCTAACGTCGCGATGTAACGGTAACGCTTCGTAACACTTTGATTTG